AGAGGTAGCCGAATAAGCTACCTCTCTATGTCTATCCCCCTTTGACTAGTTAGAACTAAACTTGCATTCCGGTGATGAGGATGATCTATGAATCGCAGTATTACCCCATCAGCATATACAATATAATGGCAACTGTTGCTGCTGTTGCTAAAATATAAATCATTTTATTTTTCTTGAGTTCATCTATTTGTGCTTTTTGCGATTCAATAATGGCATCTTTGTTTTTGATCATATTATTATGATTTTTGTTGGACTCTAATTGGTCCTCTATCCGCTTTCTAGTACCTTTGGCTAATTTAGCAAGGTGGTATCCTGTGTCAGTTGGATTGTTTTTGTATTCACTAACGAATGATCTCAATAGAATGTTTGAATCTCCATGTCCCACTCCTGAAAATATGGGAGTATTACATTCTAATATAGAATTGATAACTTCACAATTACTGAAGAACTCTAATCCTTCGCCTCCTCCTCTTAAAATGAAAATAGCATCGTACTTCTTAGAATCTAAACTATCTATACAACGGGTAAACTCTTGTATGCTGCCAAAGTTACATTGAACTTCATGGCAGTCATACATATTTATTCCTGAACCTAATGCATCCCAGAATTCTGTTCTGACTTCTGTTCTTTGAGGAAATAGCAGACATATTTTCGGCTTTATATTTTTTAATAATATATCTTCTAATTCAATTGATATATTAGATGTTTTCTTTCCACTTTTCTTTTCCAACAATTTAAGTATTTGTTCTTCTTTTGTGGATATTCTTCTTTCCAGCTTAGCTGTTGTGTCTGTTACACTTAAATAGCAATGGAATAAGCAGTCTTTTTTATTCGATATAACAAGCACTCCAGTGAACGAATAAATATAGTCATTTTCAAGCTGATCTCTAATGCCTTTGCTGACTTTTATAACTATAGATTCTTCAGTATTCTCATCAATTAAGGTATCGAAGTAAAATCCATTATAATCCTTAGTACCATTCTTTTTGTATCGTCCTTTTAATTCTATTTGATTGTTAATAGTATCAGGTATTCTTAGATTACTTTTGAGTATGCAGGAAATAGAGTTAGGTGTATGCATTTGTTTGTTTTTTTGCAAAAGTAGTAAAAAAACAAACATTAGCTAGTTTTGTAGATAAAATATTAATGTTTGAATCCCCATATTATTAACCCTCCATGCTTACTATGAGGATAGTAATAATTTCTATTTATTTGCCCATTGCAGACACTTTTTTTAATTATAAATAGTCTTTTCCCAATCATCCAGCACAGTTACATCCCACCGCGGAAGATCCGGATTAATATAAGTTACTGACCTGCCATACACAGAGAAACTTTTTCCGATAAACTCGCTGATAGCTTCATCCTCTCCTTTTTGCAAACTGATATTCATAAAAACATGCATTTCATTCCAGTTTGTAGGCCCAATGAACAAAGATTCAATCAAGCGGCCTTTAACAGGTACACCGATAACTTGCTCTTTTATCCGGTCAACTAATGATACTGCTTCTTCAAATGTCATACTTGTAATTTTAGAGCAAAGATATAAAAAATAGATGCCCTCTCCCCTATCATATAAAAGCTATTTCAATCTGTGGAATTTCAGTATTACAAATTTCAATTCTATTAAGAAAGATATTTTCGTAATTCTTCGATTGCCTGTGATGCACTTCGAACTACCACATACTTATTACGACATGATTCCGCTTGTTTTTGAAACTCTTTCTGTTCTTCTGACTGTTTCCCTACCCTCGTTTTAAACTCTATGCAGAGAGAAGCAAAACCCTTTTTGGGAATAAGTACGATCACATCAGAAACACCAGGCTTTACTCCTTGACGTTTCAGGTTAGCAGCTTCACGTATATGACGGCTTCCACCGTTCGGAACGGCAAATATAAGTTTGTCAGGTATATTAGGGAAATATAGAGGAATAAGTTTAAAGAACTCTGTTTGTATTCGAGCTTCCTCGTTATTATGTACTTCTTTAGAGCGCGTAGGATTACGCTGATCTGCATAACAATTATAACACATAAAGACGGTACCAGTTTTAATAACCGATACCGTTTCTTTTCCGCATAAAATGCACTTTTCTTTAGTCATTATTCAAAATAAGCTAAATTGTATTGGTCTTCTACCTACTACTGCTATCGTTCTCTCATGAATTGGGCACTGCGAAGCATAGGGACATCTCCCTGACATAGCAGAAAGATGCGCTCCATGCCATTCATCCCAATCTGTTACATTATTAGCAGAGAGGAAAGTTATCAGTTTCATGCAGCAGAAGCCACGTTCTTTCTCTTGACCTCCTGCAACTTCGAATAATCCATTACTCTGTGGACGTTTCATTCAATTCTTTCTTGTTTTGAAAGTTGTTATAACTTAATTATCTTCATTATCATTCTCCTCAATCTTGTCTCTCAACTCTTCACTTCCTGTCACTATAGCGTTGGTATATTCACTCGCCGTTTGCAAGTCATTGTTTAATACATGATTTCTCACAATGTTAAGTTCACCAATCAAACTATCAATATGTTCAATTAGTGATTCATTTTTGTTGTTTTTACTATTCATATCTATTCTTGGTTTACTCAAATTCTTACTCTGATACATTAATCTGTAATATTCCCTTCTGATAAATCAAATTCGATAAGGGAACTATTCTCTTCTAAAGATTTACAAACATCCTCTACTGTGGTACAGTCGGACGCTTCAATCGTTAATGTTACTTCAAATGTTTTCATTTTGATTCCTTTCTATACTGATTTGAACTATGCGGTAAACAAGAATCTACCGCATAGCAGATTTATTATTTATTTCTCGACGCTTCCAAAACAGGAAGGTTTGTTTCCGTTGGTATGTATATCACAGTTTTATCATTCAGATTGCTTTGTTGACGTACCCACAAATATTGGATATATGCAGGAGTAATACTTCCATTTTCAATTTTAATCGCTTCGGCAGCACCTTTGGCACGTTCGATTTCAGCTTGGGCATTCAGTTTTTCAGCTTCCAGATTAGCTTTAGCTTCTTCAATCTTTATTTTACGGTTTTGTTCTGCTTTAGCGAATTCAGCCTTTCCAGACATTTCTTGCTGCCAAACGTTATAATAAGGGATGGTAACAAAACATCCCACAACAATTGCGACAAATACGATAGCCGCCAAAATTCCAAGTTTATTCATACTTTCTAATATTGGGTTTTATAAAGCCGCCCAAGGCTTATTAGTTTATTATTATATTTGCAAAAAAACAAATATATGTCAACAATATATCGTAATAGAACAATCCGCCCTTCAAGTAGACTTGAAACATCTGTATCTTATAAAATCAATACAGAGAAAGTCACGACAAATGATACATTGGTTATTACCATTAACCATGAAAGTGAGAATTTTCATAAAGAATTTACTTTTTCAGGAGAGAAGGTTGCAAACCGTTCCTCAATACACTTCAGATATATCAATGGAGAAATCATTTGGTCACCAGTTCAGCCTGATTAGATTCATATCTTTGCAGACTTAAATTATTCATCATCATAATCAGTATCAAAGATACGTGCAACCATATCGACGATATTTTCTTCAATATCCGCGGTAGAACCAGTTACAGCATTAGCAATGTTTTTCTTCTCTTGAATTATGCGATAGACCTTTTCGTCAATAGTGCGCCGGCCAAGGAAGTAGTAACAGGTAACAGAGTCTTTTTGCCCGATACGGTGTGCCCGGTCTTCGCACTGACAACAATCAGCATACGTCCAAGGGAATTCAACAAAAGCGACATTACTTGATGCAGTAAGCGTTAAACCAACTCCAGCCGCTTTTATCGAGCAAATGATTATATCCGCTTTTGGATTGTTCTGAAAGGCATCAACCGCTCTTTGCTTCTCATCCTGCGAATCTCTACCGGTAACAGATACGGCAGTGGGAAAGTAACGTTTCAGTTGATCTACAACTTCATGAAGCGAACAAAAGAGAATTATCTTCTTTCCATTCTCTCGGAAGTCTTTCACAAATTCAATAACATCGCGTACTTTTCCACGTGCGGAGATCTGCCGTAGAATATTGATACGTACCATGACTTCCCCTCGCAGAGCCTTTTCAATCTTTTCATCGTCGGCATCCTTATATTTCTGTAGATACATAATAAGATCACGCTCTGCATCCATATACTCCTTACGATTAGTAATTTCACATGTATTTACCTGGCGTATCTTATCTGGAAGATCTGTAAGGACGAGAGACTTTTCACGACGAAACATACAATATTTCCATAAATTGAAGTTCAATTCCTTCAAATTCGATGCTTCTCTTTGTCCGGAGCAGTACCGGTTAACAAATGGTTTGTAGCCACCGAAATCATCCATACGGTTTAGAATTGCCAGCTGTGGAATCAAATCTTTAGGCCGATTTACTACCGGTGTTCCTGTAAGCTCTATCACCCATTCTTTACCTGTACAAATACCCTTGCAAAACTTTGCCTGTTGAGTAGATGCAGACTTACAGCGATGGCTTTCATCAATGATAACAGACTTGAATAAATTGATTGAGTTTCTAAATTCCACATCGCGCAGCGTCCAGCCTTCGGCTTTCTTTATGCGTTGTACGAAGTATTTCTTTAGTGATTCATAGTTTACGATAAAGACTTGATGCATTCCTGTTTGATAAAAGAAGGTCCATGTATCACGTACTTTATCTGTGAGTACCATTGCTTTTTTATCCGTAAACTTCTCCCATTCCCGTTGCCAGTTGATTTTCAATGATGATGGGCAAATGACAAGACAGGGAAAAGCGTTCGCTAGATTGATGGTAGCAATACTTTGTAATGTCTTTCCGAGTCCTGGTTCATCGCAGTTCATGAAGCGCTTTAGCTCCAATCCTCGGGCAATACCTTTGAGTTGATAGGGATAAGGCTGAATTTTTAAGCTATGCGGAATTGTTAGATCTGGAAGTTCCGGAACATCATAAGCAATATCTTCCTCTTTCTTTGTAGTTCCGCTCACCCAATTTATATTTTCAAACTGCTGTATCTGATAAATCATTCTTTCAAGATCAACTCTACTCCGTGTAGGTACTATCCAAACTTTTCTAGCACCGTCAAAACGTCTTCCGGGAATCTGCCGAACCCGTTCTATAATAGAAGTCTTATAGTTGAATGATAATTCGAAATTATCTCCTTTTAATTCAATATTCATGATTTAGAGTGTTGTTTAATGGGGGAGATTAATCCCCCAAGAGTGATTTATGCGGTTGCGTCAAGAGGTGCAGGAGTTTCTAAGCGCTTCTTGCGCCCCCTCCCTTTCGGCTTTTCTTCTTCAATTACGACGGCTTCTTCCGGTTCATCTGTTTCGAAATCCAGTCGTTCCTGTCTGACTCCCCATTTTTCTTCAAACAGATAACTTTCAACTTCCGCATCACAAGCGGCAGCGTCAATACTTAATTCCTCATAGTAAGGGTATTGTTCATCAAGAAGAGGGACGAAGATTTTTAGATCAACAACTTTACCGGACTGAAGAAGTTTAGACCCCATGATAGTAATTCCAGAAACACCATCGACGCTGTCATTTGCATAACCTGTAATGATATAATTTTCTAGTGTCTCTGCATAGCCCGGAGAAGAAAAGCTATCCTTGTTGATATTAGAAGCCTCTGGCTGTTCACACAATACGACGAGATGCAATCTAAGCCGAATAAACGCCTCCCTTAAATCGCTGTGAATGATCTGATCGCAGCTCTTGTTAATTACATTCGTGTAGTTTGCTTCAGAGAAGCGTTCATTATACACAACATTCAGCCGGTCTTTCTTAACGACCGCCTTTTTAATCTCATTTTTTGCTTGTTCCATAATCTTCTTTGGTTGATAAAGTGATAATACTAAATGTTGATACAACTCCCATGACGGCAGCCGTAGTTATTTCTCTTGATGTTGCATCTTCTCTTTGAGAAAAAGATAATGCTGTAAACAGGCCGACAACGGCCAGTCCGATTGTAATTTTTCTTAAAATTTTCATGATAATTACTTTTTGTTGTTATGCATTCCGGCCATTTTCATTTCCTCTTTTGCTTTACTTATCACAGTTACACACCATGATAATTGATGTGTTGCTGTCCGGTTACAACGTTCGCACCAATCGACGAGATATCGCTCCTCCCGGCATAAAGAACTAATTAGGGCATTTATCGCTGTTGCTGTCGCTTTCGCATTTTTAGCTGTATCAACGAGTGTTTGCATGACCTCGGACTTCATTGTCTCATTAAGCCAGTATTTCGAGTCTGCAAGCAGTTTGCCGGAGCGAGCAACATATACAGCCAGGTCATTGCCACGCTGTACGGCTTCTTCAGCATTTTCGCTCATTGTGATATTGAGAAAAGAATCAATATTTTGTAATTCAGCCAAAATTTGTTCTTTTGGAGTGATTAGTAAGTTCATATTGTTTTCACTTAAAATATATTTAAACCATTAGTTGCCACCATTTAAAAGCAAGGTCCTCGTATTTCTCTTTCCCCTTGATATACGTAGGGTGGTTACGGTCGGTGATAAAATGCTTGAAGATTTTACAGTTCTTTTTTGAGATTGCGTAGATGAAATCTCTATTGCTCCCTGCAATATCCATATACCAGGCACGGGAACGGTCCCAGTCGAAAAAGTCGATAGCTTCATCAAATTGCGCCTGTGACTCTGCAAAAGTCGTTTTTAAATCACCTCCAAAATTGTAAGCAGACAACCACCAATCCCATTTACATCGTGTATCAAGATGGTAGGCAAAATTTCCATAATAGAACTCCTGCTGCTTATTTACCATGAACTTCTGTGTATCAGATTGCGCCAACACGACAGCCAGGAATTGATCTTTCTCCGCCTCTTTCCGGAGCGCCTTACGCATTTCAAGCCCTAGCTCAAATTCTTCTGTCGTATACAAGTAATCGTCTACCATCAGCTTGTCATACCGGACACGGTCATTCTCTGTGATAAGAGCATCTACGAGAGTACCGAACTTGAAAGCCTTTTCTTTATCCCCGTATTGAACACGGGGATAAAGATAGTTTTTAAGCTCTGTCAGATCTGAATTACTGACTTCCGAACGTGAATAGTATGAATCGGGATTTGACATAACTATTTAGCTTTCACATCTGCTTCGTAGCTGATGAATTGTGATTCAATATGTGTCTGATCTTTACTGTTTGCTTTCTTCTCGCAGTATGTAGTCATCTTTTTAAAGATCTTCTCTAACTCATCAAAAGGAAGAGTCTGCCCCTCGCCTATCCACCACATCTGAAATATTTCCAGGTATCCTTGCTGATGAAGAACAACAATCTTTTCTTTTACCTTAGCGTTTGTCGGTGGAGGTGCAACAGATGCAGCAGCACCAGCAAAAAGATTACCGATTGAGCTTTGTTGCGTTTTCATTGCAACCTCCTGCCTATCTGCTTCTTCCTTTCTCTTTAACTCTTGTAATTGTTTGGCTGCCTCTTCTGCTTCTCGTTGTTTGCGCAATTCTTCTGCTTTTGCGGCTTCTTCTGCATTTGCCAAGCGAAGCTGTTCCAGTTCAGCCAACTCTTTACGCTTAGACGGAATACGGTCGATAAGATCTTGTTTAACACTTGAAATTTTAGCCTTATACTGTTGAGCATATTGCTCATATTTACCCAGCAATGTATTTTTGCGAATCTCTGCTTTTATCTCCTTATTGATATAATAGGTAGCATATTCAGCAGTGAATTTATCAAAATGAGCTTTCGGGTAATCAGTTTGGAAAACAGTTATACCGATTACTTCTCTATCAAAGTTTACATAAGTCAATCCCGAAAAAATATTCTGCAGCTCGGTTACCTTAGAAGATAGATATGAACTGAAATAAGAAAGAAGTCCATTTTCTATTGCTTGTTGATAGCTTACCTTTTCATTATTGATTAATACTCTTTGCTCAGCTTCTTTCTTTCTCTTCTGCTCTTCTTCATATTTGAACTTAGCATACTCATTGCGCTTTGCTACAAGCTTTCCGGGGATTGTAGAAGAATCCTTAGGATCAATTTCTTTTTCTTGTGAAGTAAAGAAAGAACGAACTTTGTCGAATATCTGCGTGATGGGCTTGCGACGTTCGTCCATATTCTTGAGAGTAGTATTTACTTTTTTCAAGAAGTCAGCTGCAGCCTGATCTATCGTTTCATTCATACCTTCTCCCTCGATTGTATCAAGGAGAGCCTGCCCTGCTTCATTACATTTTTTTACGGAGAGAGTATTCCTTCCCATAATTTCGGGAAAAGATGAAAAAATGTTTTTTACTTCGTCTATTTTGATTAATTCTGTTGCCATAATCGTTTTCTTAAATTGGTTAGTAATAGCTAGAAGCCTCCGTCTACATCATCATCAGATACTGCCACTTGAACGGGCTCCGGAGCGTCTAATTGTTTTTCTTCCCCAAAAGGTATTTTGGTATCATCTGCAGAGGCTGTAGATTGAACAGGCTCATTAACCTTTTCTTCATCGACAATGCCATAATCGATAACTTCTTCATCTTCCTGCTCTGTCGCCATCATAGTATACTTTCCGGTACGCACCTTGGGGTAAGCATCAAAAGCGTGCTTTATCATCTTGTTCTCAAGGAATCCCGGATCAACACCACCACTATTCGAATAATACAGTTCATTAGCTTTGCCTTCTACTCGTTGTCCATCTTTGTTGTAGTATGAGTTGTTTTTTGCTGAAAACTTAGCCAGGCGTTGGATATCACCTTCAAGTAACCATTGATAGTCTTCAGATCCGTCACAACGAACTATACGAATGAATGCCCCTATTACATTAGAAGACTTACGAGGTATAGCGGCTGAATAAGTAATCTTCTTTACACCATTATCCAGACTGATAGAGAATATATCTCCTTCGTAAACTATAACCGGATTATCCGCATATCGAATCTGCCCAGCACGCATGCGCATGGTCAGTTCTCCATAACCAGTAACAGAGACACTAGCTCTTTTTTCATATCTATCAAATCCTCGTTCATCTTTTTGGCCCGTTTTTACCTTTCGTGGAATGAGATAACAATGAGGATGTGATGTATTATCAAGTGATAGCCCATTTACAGCCATATCGAGGAAGCAACCAAACAGTGACATCTTACTACATTCAGCCAGCGAAGGATTCTCACGAAGAACCTTCTGGAAATTAAATACTTCCTTGTGGTAAATCTGTTCCCCCATTTGAGAACCCCAAATAGCATTGTACATTTGAATAAATTTCGTCTGTACATTTTCATTTTCGACAATTTTCGTTGCTGGAAGTGCGTTAAGCTCCTCCACTTTAATTTCAATAATGTTACTCATAATTGTTTAAATATTAGTTATTTATTAGTCTCCTTGGTATACTCCACGGCTGTATTCTTCCATTAAGAGTATGTCTTCAGCTGTAGGTTCTTTTCTGATATCTGTTTTTGATGGACTACATTTGATGGGAGAAGGACTGTAATTTTTAATAGCGCTTTCTCTTTCATCCAACTGCTTTCCTATCTTATCCTGTAATTCCTTTAATAAGGAAGATCCTTGTTTAACTTGTGTCATACAGCTGTCTGCATTAATTGTTTGATGATATTGTCCGGAACTTTATTATGCAAATCCATCATTGCGCTAGCTGTTTCCAGTTCTGACCGCTTCACATAATATTTTCCTCTTTCCTTATTATTTGCCGGATAAAACTTAATCCAGGCTTTTTCGCGCCATTCTGTAATCAGGCGTTTTCCGTATATATCTTCCGCTTGTGATATAGTTACTACTTCGGGAAGTAGCCCTAACATCGTCAACGTTTGAACAGTTCCGATCTTAATACATCGTGCGACCATCATTTCGAAGCAATTTTCCATAATCTCTAATTAGGCTGTTTCTTTGTTTTACTTTTGAATGGTGTTGAGCTTTTAATTACTGAAACACATCTGCATCTCTATGCTATGCTGCCTGATTAATATTGATTAGAGTTCATATACTTCTTCAATTCTATTTCTTCGTATTCTTGCCCGCCGACTCCGGTTAAGGTCGTTGTTGCAGTCAAATGCAATCTGAAAGGCAATAATTCCAAGAAATGAAAGAGCGATTAATGATTTCTGCAATTGCTTGAAGTCTATATTTAGAGCAAAGACTCTATTTATCCACCAAGCACCAAGTTCGTTCAATTTGCTGGTCCCCGTCTTTTTGTAGGCCTTATCTAACAGGACATTTACCGTTCCGTAGGCAGTACCTAATCTGTCGGCAATCTCCTTCTTTGCCAAGCCACAAGCAGCCAGTCCCGCTATTTGATTTTCCCGCTTGGTTAGAGCAGAATCAGCTTGCAGTTCCATGATGCAAAGTCTCTAGTTCGGCTGCCGCTCTGGAGATTCCTTTGGTGACTTCCAAAGCTTCATTAGCCATTCTTACAGCGACATTCAATACTTTTGCTTTGTAGGTTGAGCGAGCGGAAGCAGGCTTGTTGTTGAGGATATTGTGCACTGTACCCTTTGAACATCCTACTTCCTTCGCAATCTGCTTTTCGTATCCGTAAGGCAGATTAGCTTTGATAGTTTCTAATTGATTTTCCATATACATTATTATATTATAGTAATTAGTTCCCAGGAAGGCGACCAAGCCTGCCAAGGACAACGTATCGCTGTTGCGCGGATGATTAAAGATTCATTCTATCTCGTAACCTCTTTCAGATTCTCCGGTTGCCCAGATGGCACATTCTCAAAGGGTTTGCATCGAAAACTAAGCCAGCATGCTTTATAATTTTAGTCTTTGACTTCTTCGCAAGTTTCTCCGAGCCAAGCGACACATTCTGTTGTACCCCTAGTAAAGTCTACCGCCTTATTTTTAGGATTGAATTTACCTTCAACTATATCTCCTTCTTTTACTCCTGCTTCTTTTTTTAGCTCCCATAGAAGCCATTCGTTACCAGTTGAACCGGTTACATTCTTGATTCTCACTTTCATGACTTAATCCTCCATTTCTTCATTATCTTTATCTTCTACTTGCAAGGCTTCAAGCATTTCGTCATCAAGTTTAGAAAGGTCGAGTCTTACTTCTTCACCGGAGTGGTAACTTGAAACTACTAGAATACAGGAATATCCGTTCTCATTGTATTCGAAATCAAAACGTTTACTTCCGCCTAGGATGCGCATTACTTCATTTAGATTCTTCATATCTTGTCTTTTTTAGAGTAAATAATCTATTTAGTTAACTTTGTTGCCCTTTTATTTTGGCGTTATCAATG